AAAGGTCAACCTAGCGAATGAATACGGCTTTGTATCTAGTGGCAAGCCAGTCCACCCTATGTACGTCGACTCGGTACACTGCTCGCAAGATCACTTCGAGCCATCGAAAGACATCCCTATCATACTCGGCTTTGACTTTGGTCGGACTCCTGCTTGTGCATTCTTACAGCGTACGTCAATGGGTAGGTGGGTGTGCTTCGATGAATTCTGTTTAACAGACTCGGGCGCGGTAGACTTTGCACCACAGTTAAAACGTTATATCGACGCTAATTATCCCGATCACAAGTTTAAGGGCTGGGGTGACCCATCGGGCGACAACAAGAACCAGGCCAATGCAGATACGCCTTTTAAGATCATACGCGCGGCAGGTATTCCATGTTCCCCGACTAGCACTAACGATCCTGCAATGCGACGTGCTGCCTTAGAGTTACCCATGAAGGAAAACTGCATGGACGGCAAGCCAAGGTTTCAGCTACTAGGCAAGGCCAAGATGATACGCAAGGGCTTACAAGGTGGGTTCTGTTATCGACGCATCCAAGTCTCGGGGGATCGGTACACTGATGAACCCGATAAGAACGAATACTCACATCCCGTAGAAGCTCTTGAATACGCTTTACAGGGCGAAGGTGAGGGCAGGCAGGCATTGACTAGGGCGCAGGGCTTTCATCGTCCTACAACGGCAAGGGTGGCGTTTAGTGTCTTCTGATGTGTACGTTGTGTTCTGTGATGACGATGGGCATTGGTGGTCTCGATTCCTGCAACCGTTTTGCCGTCATTGTTACGTCGTTATCCCAGACCGTGGTAGGTGGATAGTGTACGGCAAGACCGTTGGCTCACTGGATATTTTTACAGTGGATGATAAACCGTTTACACTAGAAGATGTGATTGTCATTAAGGCAAAAAGGAAAGAATGCAAGCGTAGTCCAATCATGCTCAATACTTGTGTGGGACACGTCAAACAAATACTTGGAATCAATAACCCGTTGATTCTTACACCTTATCAACTCTATGTGAGGTTATTACATGCGTAAACCAAAAGCTCCGAAAAAGACAGCGCAAGAAGTCGCGGTAGAACGTCGTCAAACTATCATGCTAGATAAAGAGATCGAGGAGCAGGAAGACCGTTTTCGTGCTTTATCTCGTGGTAAACGTGGAACAGTTAGCCTATTAGGTGGCGCACCAAGAAGCCGTGAAGAAGCGGCAGGTCGTGGTCGTGCCTCTGGGCTTGGTGGTTCTGCCGGTCGGTCACTTGTTGGCGGTATGATGGGTGGAATGGGTGGTATGGCTGGTGGATCGGTAAGAACGTCTGGCGGTTATGGTGGCATGGGTAGCACTCTCAGAGGTCTCACCAGTGGCGCTAATACTTCTCGATCAGGTATGCCAAGCGCACAACAGCGCTAGGGGGCTAATATGCAAATACCTTCACACTTAGGGTCACTCAATGACATGGTTACGCGAGAAGCTAAGGCTTTCGATTCAGAGGCTATGTGGCACACTCAATTGTCAGACGTTTACGAATACTTCTTGCCCCAACGAAACCTATTTGACCGAGAGGATAAAGGTCAGAAGAAGATGGATCGCATATTCGATTCAACGTCACTGACTGCTATTCAGCAGGGCGCAAGCAAGCTACAAGAAAGCATTGCACCTATTTGGGCGCGTTGGGCTACATTCCAGCCTAGCGAGCAGGTATTGAGAGCGCTAGAATCTGGTGACTTTGGCGTGTCAGAGCAGGACATTCGAGAGAACCTAGAGACTCAAGCCAGTATCGTGTTTGACTATATCAACCGATCAAACTTCGGCACTCAGTTTTACGAGGCCGCCCTTGATTTATTGGTGGGTACTGCGACTCTACGGATAGATGAGACTGACGACGATACAATGCCGTTTGTATTTCATGCTATCCCACAGAAAGGAATCGCATTTGAAGAAGGGCCATTCGGTACGATTGAGACTCACTGGCGACGAATGAAGGTAAAAGCGCGTCTATTGGAAAGAATGTGGCGAGGCTTTGAGCCATCATCAACCACTCGGAACATTATCGAGAACCAACCCGACCAAGAGGTAGAGATATCGGAAGGCGTTGTTTACTGCCCTAAGACTAAGAAGTATTACGGTATCGTGTGGGTTAAGAAAGAGGCGCACATATCATGGTTCGAGGACTTCGGAGATACTTCGCCTTGGGTTACTGGTCGATACACTAAGGTAGCAGGCGAGGTTCGAGGTCGTGGCCCTGCCATGCAGACATTGCCCGACGTTAGATCGCTGAATAAGGCTAAAGAGTTTGTACTCCAAAAGGCGGCTATTGATCTAGCGGGTATGTATACCGCGACTGATGACGGTGTGACCAACCCCTATAACCTAACAATCGCCCCTGGCATTGTCATTCCTGTAGGTTCTAACAACACAAGTAACCCATCTATTCAACGGCTAGATACTTCAAGCAATTTACAACTGGCGCAGTTCGAGATTAGTGAGCTACAGAACGCGATCAAGGTGGCATTGTTTAACGATCTGCGTGACCCAACTGGCCCAGTGCGATCTGCTACTGAAATAGCCATTGAGTCGAGAGAATTAGCCAAGCGTATAGGTTCAGCCTTCGGTCGATTACAGACTGAAGTGCTAATGCCAGTTCTGAAGCGTTGCGTTGCTATCCTTACACGTCGCGGATTGATTACGCCTATCCAATTAGACGGTGTGGATGTAGACGTAAAGTTCACTTCTCCGCTGGCTAGGGCGCAGGATGCCGAGGATTTACTAGCAGTACAGCAGGCGGTTCAGTTTGTACTTCAGACGGCAGGCCCAGAGCAGGTAATGATGGCGTTTAAGACTGAGGACTTCGGTACATGGGCGGCTGAAAAGACAGGAATGTCTAGCGAATTGGTACGATCTGACTCTGAGAAGCAGCAGATCATCCAAGCGGGTGCTGAAGCGGCACAGATGCAACAACAACCACAATTGCGGGCGGTTGAATGAGTTGGGAAAATTTAGAGATAGACCAAGAAAAAGCAAATAAGAGCAAAGCCCAGATCAGAGAAAAGCAGGTTGAGTTAGCCAAGGCTTATCATCGCTGTTTTTCTACTGATGACGGCTTTAAAGTTATTGAGGATTTAAGTCGCAGGTTCTTAATCGACAACAACACGCCCCTAAGTTCGCAGAATATCAACTATGAAGCGGCCTATCACAATGGTGAGGCGGGTGCGATTAAGTTTATCCTGCATTTAGTAAGGCAAGCGGAGGAGTTATGACCGAGACTAAGAGAAAGCCGAGGGCTGTTCAGCCTAAATACACTTTGATCTGCGACGAGAAAGACTGGTTGGTGTCGTCAAAGTTTAAGTTTGAATGGCTAGATAAGATTCAAGAGCAGTACAAGTTCGATAAGTTCCAATATATCCACAAGTTTCGTGCGTTTCGCTGTTACCAAGGCGATAAGCATTTAGATTGGATCGACGTTAACGATTTAGCGTTATTGAATGGTGAGCGTCGAATCATGGAAATCCTGTTGAAACACCAGCAGGTCAGTCCTAAAAGGGCTGTTATTCAATATCCTTGGAGATAGAGTTATGGAAGATCAGGCCGTCGTAGACGATACCCTGCAAGGCGGGGAGTCTTTACTAGATGAATCAAGCCCTACGTTGTCAGAGGGTGAATACTTTTTAACTGAAGGAATTAAGGGCTCAGGAGACACTCCAGAGTGGTTTAAGGCTGACAAATATAAATCAATAGCAGATCAAGCTAAGGCGTATACCGAGCTTGAGAAGCGATTTGGTGGCTTTAAGGGTGCGCCTAAAGAGGGTTACTCTGTACCCGAGGGCGTAGAGGATGGCGACGAGCTACTCTCTGAGCTTAAGACGTTTGCTGAAGAAACCAATATGTCACAAGACGCGTTCAATCGTGCGTGGGATTTGTTGGTTGCACAGTCACAAGCAGTCGAGGAAGTTTCCGTTGAAACCGAATTGGCTAAACTTGGTGACAATGGACAGCAGCGCATTAAGACTGTTGAGCAGTTCATGAAGAATAACCTTGATCCAGAGACTTATGAGCGTGTTCGGTACGGTGTGAACAGTGCTGAGGCGGTTGAATTGGTTGAGGCTCTGATTGGCGCTACTGCTCCAGCCAAGTTACCGATTGATGGAGTGGTTGAGCCAGGCGGTATTACATGGGAAGCAATTGAGGCTGAAATGTACAAGAAAGATCAGAACGGAAACCTACTTCGTTCGGTTGATCGGAACCATGAAGCTAAGATTCAACGCATGTTTCGTGAATTCGGTGGCGATAAGCCGTACGTACAAACCTTCGGATAAGTGTTATACTAATAGCGCGCCTACCCTTAGCGGGGGAAAAGCTGGAAGCTCACCAGTCTGGCGCGTTACCTACATGAGCGCAAACCATAGGAGCAGTGGTTATGATAAATCAGCAAACCTTAAAATCTATCATTACTTATAACGACGGAAATCTTTTCTGGAAATCAAAAAGAAACGGCATAAGCAGCACCAAAACACTTGGGTGGATAACTGATAAGGGTTATTTAAGATGCGAAATAAGCGGTGTTGTTTATTACATTCATCGGCTGGTTTTTTTGTATCACAATGGATATCTTCCCAAAATCATAGACCACGTTGACGGCAATCCATTAAACAACAAAATTGAAAACCTGCGAGCTTGTAGCCAAGCAGAGAACATGCAGAATTACAAAAAACCAATAACCAATACCAGCGGTATTAAAAATGTATCTTGGGCAAGCAGGCAAAAAAAATGGCATGTAAGAGTTAGGTCTGGCAACAAAGATTGTCACATTGGTTTTTTTGATTCCAAGTTTGAAGCGGCTTGCGCTGCTTATTCTGCTAGAAATAAGCTTCATGGCGAATTTTGCAGACACAGCTAGCCCTTATACACAAACATTTGGTTAGTTTGTTTTTTTATAACTAGATGTTATTATAGTGTAGTCGGATACCCCTTCGAGGCCTGACAGATTTATAAGGTTGTAGACTGACCGAATCTGTCGGGTACTCAGTCGAAAACCTACAAAACTTTTATTAATTACTCGTTTTGAGGGTTATCACATGAGTAAAAATCTATCTGCTGTAGCGGTAATTGAGTTTGACAGTATGGTCAAGCATGCCTATCAGGGCATGGGCCTACTGAAAGGCGCAGTAACCGTCCGTAATAACGTTGTAGGCGATACCTACAAATTCCGTCGTATGGGCAAAGGTCTTGCTAACCAGAAATCAACTTCTGACTTAGTAACTCCAATGGACGTAGGGCACGAGTTCAAGACTGCTACTCTTAGCAACTGGAACGCGCCCGAGTACACTGACATCTTTGACGCTGCTGAAGTCAACTTCGATGAGAAGCAGGAGCTTGCAAGCACTATCGCAGGCGCTCTTGGTCGTCGTTCTGACCAACTCGTTATTGATGCAATGGACGCTTCTACCCCATTAACTACTGCTATTCCTGAGGGCGGTACTAACCTCACTATGGCTAAAGTTATTGAGGCTCAAGTAGCACTCCGTGACCAAGGTGTACCCAACACTGAGCTATTTGCGGCTATTGACGCGCAGGGTCTTGGTGGATTGTTGAACGATGAGAAGGCAACTTCTGCTGACTACCAGGCTATCAAGGCTTTGGTCTCTGGTGAGATCAACACTTTGTGCGGCTTTCAGTTCATTGTCATTGAGACACGAAACGAAGGCGGCTTAACTGTAGCTTCAGACATTGTTGACTCTTGGTTCTTCCAACGTCCTGCTGTTGGCCTTGCTATCGGCATTGACATGAAAACCGAAATTAACTGGATTCCCGAGCGAACCGCATGGCTTACCAATGGTATGCTGAAGGCTGGCTCTGTCGTACGCGACGAGGGTGGTTTGGTTAAAGTTCAATATGATCGCACTGCGTAAAGGAGACTAAATCATGGCATTTTCAAGAGACGGTCTTTCACGCATTGGTGGTTCTGGTGATGCAAACGCGGTATGGGTTTACTCATCTACTGAATCACCTGCAACTGTTGCTGGTTCTGGCTACTTCAACAACGCAAGCGCCGAGCTTACTGTTGGCGACGTAGTTCTGATTGTTGATACTGACGCACCTGCTGTAACTGTATCCTTCGTTATTTCTAATAGCGCTGGTGTAGTTGACTGTGCATCTGGTACGGCTGTAGGCAACGTTTAAGCACAATCGGGGGCTTCGGCCCCCATCTATTTCAAAGGTGAGTTATGGCTTCTAAGATAGACCTAATTAGTAATGCTCTCATTCTAATTGGCGACACTCCTATTAACTCCCTTACTGGTGGCACTAGAGCGCAACAAGTGGCATCGAACCTGTACGACAATATCGTGCAGAATGAATTGACCAAGCATCGTTGGGGCTTTGCCAAGAAGAAGGCGCAGTTATCCCTAACAACTGAAGTTCCAGTAGACGATGAGTGGCGCAGCATATATCAATTACCCACTGATATGCTTTTCCTTATCAAGCTGTACCCCAATACAAGCTATCAACTGTACGGTGACAAGGTTTACACGGACACTTCAAGCGCTTTGTATGCTGATTACATATACAACGCACCAGAGTCTGAATGGCCCGTATACTTCTCTAAAATGATTGAGTATGCCCTAGCTAGGGATTTTGCCGCATCGATCCGAGACAGCGATTCAGCGCGTCAGACAATGACCAACGAATACATTAATCAGTCACGCATGGCTAGATACACAGACTCACAACAATATCCACAGGTTCCGATTACGTCTAACCCGTTTACCAATGTGAGGTTCTAATGTTTGATAACGAGAGCTTTTCTCATGTTGGCGGCAGTTCTCCTGCACCCAGAATCTATACTTACGAAACACTGGATGGGCGTACAGTAGTTTTAGGCGCTGGTTATTTTAACGAGGCGTACACAAAGCTACAGGTTAAAGACCTAATCATCGTTAATAACTCGGTTGAGGTTTACACGGCTAAGGTCACAGCGGTATCTAAGAACAGCGTGGTGGTCGCAAAAACGTCTTTTTTAGACCGAGAGTATGCTTACTACTACTTAAGCACAGAGACAGTTTTGCCTCTGAATAACGATGGTGTAACGTATACTGAAGTACCCAATATGGCTATTGGCCCAGCCCGAGACTTTACCCTAGCCGATAATACTCTGACTTATACTGGTGTTGGTGGCTTGTTTCAGTTTGTTGGCTCGGTTGATATGAGTTCGCAAAAGGTTGCTGATGTAACCATAGCCCTATCTATCAATGACGTTATAAGTCCTCAAGCTATTGTGCGGTCGTTTACGTCTGCAAACAAAAGAGGATCGGCATCATCTAACGGCATATTCCAGATCAATACGGGTGATGAATTTCATGTAATGATTAAGGGAGATGGCACAACTTCTCTGGTTGTGGACATTTTCTCGATGAATTTGACCTTTATGGAGGTCTGATGGCTAAGTCAAGATTCTTTCAAACCAGCCTAGTTAGTGGCGCTCTGTCCCCTTTACTAAAAGGTCGGGTGGATATTGACCAATACTACCAAGGCGCAGAGGTTGCTAAGAACCTTGTTATCGTCCCACAGGGCGGCATGAAGCGTAGGGCTGGCACTCAGTATATAGACCGAGCGTTAAACGTCTTACAGAAACTTGCAGGCACTATGACCATGCCCGAGGGTGGAACCCCTGGAGACATTAACGATGAAAACGACGCTACGTCTACAAGCACGACAGCGAATATTAGTACGACAAACCCGTATGTTGTGGCGCAAATGGATTTGGGCAGCGCAGAATATATTGAGGTGGTTGACGTTAGGGGCATACTACTTACGTCTGGTACGTCTAATGAATTTGATATTGAGCATAGTGACGATGGGTCTGCATGGACGAAACTTGCCGATATTCCCCTACTTGGGCCAAGCGCACAAGACTTCCGATTCAAAGCAGGAGTCACCAAAAGATACTGGCGAATCGTAAAGACTACAGCCACAGACTTAGGTACTGCTAAGGTTACATTATCCGACTTTAACCTATTTAATGAGTCTGCAACGGCATCTAACGTCAAGCTATTAGACTTTTCCGTAGAATCTGATCGACATTATTTACTTGTATTAACAGATAAGAACATTCGGATTATTAGAACGCCAGACACTTATGTGGCCGACGTTAAGATGGCAATGCAGTCTGCCGCCATTCCAGATATTCGGGATACCCAAGTCGAGAACGTCATGCTGTTGTTCCAAGAGGACTACGCGCCTAGTCGGTTAGTAAACTTAGGCACTGACTCCGATTGTTTCTTAGACCTTGCACCTTTCGTAAACGTCCCACAATTTGACTATAACGATGCTCTTAGTCCCACCCCTGTCAATGACGTGCAGAGAATGACGCTAACGTCTTTCGTAGCTGGTGATACGTTTCAGCTAGACATTGAGGGTGTGTTATCTAAGAACATTACTTTTGCGGGTGACGCTAACGCAGATCAGAGAGAGTCCACTGTATTTAACATACAGAAGAACATTCAAGAAATGCCTGTCATGGGCGACACAGGCGTAAGCGTTTCCTATGTTTCTGCGGGTGTGTATGACATTACCGTGGGCGGTGAGTCTGCAAAAGACTTCGAGTTGTATTCTGGATTTGCGACCAGTGGAACGGCTAGTAAGACGGTTGGCTTTGTTAAGACTGCTAGCGGCTCACCAAGAAAAGAGGACGTATGGTCTGCTACTAGGGGCTGGCCTAAGACGGCTTGTTTCTATGAGAGTCGGTTAGTCATTGGTGGTACTAAGTCTAAGAGACAAAGTTTATTCGCTAGTAAAACGGGATCGTTCTTTGACTTTGATATTGATGATGGCGATGACGATGAAGGAATCTTCGCGACGATCTCGTCAAGAAAGCTGAATGACATTGTTGACGTGTTCCCTGGCAGGACTTTACAGATATTTACCTCGGGTGCTGAGTTTGCGGTAACCGTTAAGCCATTAACACCAAGCACGGTAGCGATTACCCCACAGACTTCACACGGTGCATCTAACATTGAAGTACAGGAAGTAGACGGCTCTACCCTATTTATCGACCGTAATGGTAAGACGTTAAGAGACTTTATCTACTCATTCAATGAGGATGCCTATACAACGCAGGATAAGTCCGTTCTAGCGTCAAACTTAATCAAGCAACCTATTGACCTAGCCTTGTTGACGGGTACTCAGAGTGAGGACTCTAACTGGCTATTCATTATTAACAGTGATGGCGGGGCGGCAATCCTAAACACTTTGCGCTCTCAGGATATTAACGGCTATACAGAGTGGACTACCAGTGGCGCCTTGAAGTCGGGTGCTGTTGTTGACGATGAATTCTATATAGTTAATGAGAGAGAGATTGACGGCTCTACCGTATCGTATGTTGAGCGATGGGACTTCTCTTATTTAATGGACTCGTCTATTAAGGTAAGTCCAACACCTACCCAAACAGTCATTACAGGTCTTAGCCATTTAGAGGGCGATACGGTACAGATTGTCGGTGATGGAATTGTGCTTAGTCCAAAAACCGTAGCGAGTGGCGAGATAGAATTAGACGCTAACGAGATCGGTTATTCTCAAATTGAATTGGGCTTAAACTTTGTACCAGAATTAATACCAATGCCACTAAATACGAATATGGGTTCTGGTCAGAATGCGATGAGATTAAAGCGCATTATACGAGTCAATATGCGCGTATATGAGACGTATGGCGTCCATGTGGACGGTAACCCTGTTCCGATTAGAACGTTCGGCTCTGCGCCAACCACGCCCCTAGATAGCGCCCCTACAGCATTAAGTGGCATAATAGCAGACATATATGATATTAACGGTTGGAATCGAGACGTTATGCCAACAATCAGTGTACCAGACCCAACGCCTTTCCATATCCAGGCGATTGAATACGAGGTGGAGTCAAGCTAATGGACCCGTTTACTATATTTGCAATTTTGGCTGCGGCATCTGGCGGTGTATCTGCTAGGGCTTCTTATGTTGCTGGCAGGGTGCAAGAAGATGAGTTAAAACGCCAAGCCGAGCAAGAAAAGGTTGCAGCACAAAGCCGTGAGTTACAGAGACGACAAGAGTTAAACCGAGCTTTAGCGGCTAACATGGTGGGTATGGGGCAATCTGGACTTGCGGGTGAAGGTACTCCAGCAAGCATAGCCCTAGCAAGCGCTAAACAAGTGGGAATAAGTGAGGGCGCTATTAGCCTTACGGATAAACTACGGCAAGCACAGTTACGACGACAAGGCGCTAATGCGGCACGAACAGGAAAGTTACAAGCGGCATCTACCTTGTTACAGACTGGCACACAAGTAGCGGGTCAGGTTCAACAAAGCCAAAGCATTGGTGGAGCATAATCAATGGCAATAAAGCAGATAGATTATTATGGTAGGTTTGATCCAACAGGCCCAGACTTTTCTACTGCCAAACGCTTTCAGGCACTTGCAGGTCTTGCCGATCAAGTTGGCGAAGCGGCTTCGCAGTTTGGGCAGGTTGCATTACAAGAGCGAGCAGATAAGGCGGCTAAGGCGGGTGCTTTAGCTGGTTCTAAAGTTGAGCGCGATGAAGAAGGAAATATTATTGCGCCAGAGCTACAAGAAGATACTACTTATTACGGGCAAGCATTTAATGAGTCCGCAATTAATTCTTATAAGTCTGGCATTGCTTTAGATGCAAAGCGACGGCTAGATGAGCTTGCTGTTGAGTTTAAAGACGATCCAGCGGCATACACAAAAGAAGCACAAGCCTATCAAAATGGCGTAATGATTGGATTGCCACCAGAAATACAAGCAGAAATACTGCCTCAGTTAGAGCAAGACATTTACTTTCGTGAAAGAGACTTAAAAAAGTCTTTTGTTGATCGCACTTTTCAGAAAAATTTAACTGATGTTCGGTCTGAGTTAGATTCGCTAGAGAATGAAATTCTTTATGCCGCTAGAAACAATGATACCGAGAAGCAACAGGCGCTAGAGGCTAGGCTATACAAAAGAATAGAAGAAGTTGGGGCATTTGTTGATCCAGCGGAAGCTAAGACTCGATTGGATAATTTGAGCAAGAATGTTGCAGAAGAAATCTATTTGGGTGAAATTGACCGAATAGTCTTTAATGAAGATGAGACCTTAACAACAAGACTTGCTAAAGGTGAAAAGTTCCTATCTGATCTAAGGGAGCTAGATTTTTTTGAAGATTTAACTCCAGATGAAAAGCGCGCATTAGAGCAAAAGATTGATGTTCGAGTTAATGATGTTCGCATAGCGGTTGCAAAAGAGGCATCTCAAAGAAGCTCTGAAATTGCGCTAGAGGTATCTAACCTAGAGATTGCGGCAGCAAACGACCTTCGACCAGGCGATGAAATTATCGCAGACGCTAACCGTTTATTTAAAAACGAAGATATTACTGGAGATGAAAGAACATCTATCATTAATAGGGTTTACTCTAATCAAGGTAAAACGCTAGACAAAAATCGTCGAATACTAGATGTTTCCGATAGGATTAAGGGAGACTCTAGCGTTGTAGTTGAGCAAAAAGGTATTGATGAATACTACGAGGAGGTATTAGAGCCACAGCTAGAAGGCGTAGAAAACAAGTCACTTGTGCAAGCTAATTACATTAGCGCTACACGTATGGTTCCAAGCAAAATTAAGAGGCAGGTAAACCAATTTATATCCTCTGGAGACCCAGCATTAATCACTGAAGCAGCTATGCTTGTTGATCGTGTTGATGAAATTCCTGGAATGTTTGACGCAATGGTTCCTCCGTCGGCCAAAATCTTTGCCACTAATATGGTTCGTTTAATGAGCGTTATGTCGCCAGAAAAGGCGTATGACCTTAGCAAGCAGTACCTTGGTGGCGAAATGGATCAAGCACGAATTAGCCAAAGACAAGCTGAAATCAAAAAAGAAAAGTATCCAAAAGAATATAGCAAGTGGACAAAAGATATCGTGGGTGACGTTAGCCCTATATCTATGGGGCTTGCAGTACAGCAGTATCAAACCGTGTTTGAAGCGTATTTTACAAACGGCGCAGATAAAGATACCGCTCAAGAGCAAGCCGAAAAATTCTTGAATACAAATTATTCTGAATCTTCATTTGGGCCAATGATGTACCCGCCAGAGCAGTATTACGCTATTAGCGGTGACATTGAGTACATGAGAGAAGAAATAATAGCTGGCTTGTCTCAAGGCTCGGATATTTATGGGGACATTGACCCAGATAGCATCATGCTGTTAAGCGACGATGTAACTGCCAGAACCGCATCTGAAGGCAGGCCGATGTACAAAATATCATTTATAGATGAGAATGGAATCATTCAAACTACTAATGAATATTTTATGCCAGATGTTGATGCGGCAAGAGAAAGAAAATTAGAAGAAGCTAGAGCAAGGATAGAGGAAAAAAGAGCCTTAACCCCTGCGCAACAAAAGCTAGAGCAATCCAGAATTGATAGAATTATTGAAGAAGAAACAGGCGTTAAACCAGAGCGCGTTCGAACCAAAGTAAAACCAGCATCTGAAATATACAAAGATGTTACCGTTTATGAAGACTATGCAGACCTAGTTGAAAAGGGTCTTGTTATGGCAACAGCGCCACAGCGTGCAGCATTAGGTCTTATTGGTCAGGTTGGCGAGGCGATATCGAAGAAAGGCAAGTCTCAGCGTGCCGCCCTTCAAGAGTCAACCGAAAAGAGACGCAAAGAAGAAGAAAGGTTAAGACGAAAAATTCGTGAGGAAAACCAATAATGCCTTTTGTTTCTTCTCCAGAAGACGCAGTTTTAAAAAATAAACTGGTTAATTTAGCTGAGGCCGAGCCAGACAAGCCTACGGTGTCTGAGCTTGCATCTGCCCTATGGAGACAGGAAAACACAATAGGCTCGTTTTTAGCCCAAGAAGAAGGGTTGCCTAGACGGGTTGATGATCGCTCATTTAATCCATTTGACTACCTTACTGAAGAAGAAGCGCTAGACGACGTTTTTGTTAGTAATGCTGCTCTTGCCGATACAGTCGATGAGATAAACGCTTTGCGTAGACAGTCTGCTAAAGAAAAGGCAGATAGAGAAACTATTAGAAAGGGCGGCGCTATGTCGTTTGTAATTGGTGCTGGCGTAGCTATTGCTGACCCAATTAACCTAATCCCTATAGGTGGCGCGGTTGCTAAAACCTATAAGGCAGGCAACTCTATTTTAAGCGCTGGTATTATTACTGGCTCTATTTCTTCTGCAAGCTCTGCGGTTACAGAGGCGGCACTGCACTCTACACAATTAGAGCGCACCATAGGTGAGTCTGCTATTAATGTTGGTGCATCGTTTTTACTTGGTAGCGCCATTGGTGTAGGCGCAAATCAACTAAACCGATACATTAACAAATCGCAACTAGAAGAAATCGAACGCTCTATGAATGTGGAGCCAAGGATTGCTAGAGGCGAAGATACTGTTTTTGATTTTCAATCTGAAAAAATAAAAGCAGAAGCAGAGGCAGAGGGCATAACTCCAGAGCAGTTAAGCGTGGGCGCTGCTCAAGTAGCAAATGGTCAGCAGGTATCTGGGAAAACTGGAAAGTTTTTAGCTAAGGCTTTGGGCTTTGATCCGCTATCAAGAACCCTTACTAGCGCAAATCCAGAAACAAGACGAATTGCTAATATGTTGGCTGAGAATCCATACAAGATGGACGGGCCGTCTATGACGGCGGCAGAGAGCTTAACAAAGATTAAAGATGGTTACTACAATGCCGCCTTGCAGGCGCATACAGACGCGTTTAGGGCGTACAGGAAGCGCAACAAAGGCAAAGGTACTATGAAGCGCTTGCAGTTCAATGAGGCTGTTTCTACAGCCATACGCGAGGGTCGGCACGATATTCCAGAAGTTGAGGCGGCAGCCAAGGCTTGGCAAAAAGAATTGTACGATCCTATT